CTGACCAGTGCGGTTGGCCGGGGGAAGCTCAAGACGACCGTCAAGGTGTCGAACTTCCCGGAATACCTGTGGGATCGCGACAACATGGTCAACGGCTATCGGGCCATGGCCACGAATCAGATTCCCACCAATCTGACGAAGGGAAGCGGCACGAACCTGACCGCGATGATCTTCGGCGACTTCTCCACGGTCCATATCGCGATGTGGGGCGGGGTTGACGTTCTGGTCGACCCGTACAGCCTGTCGACGGCGGGGTCAGTTCGCGTGGTCTGTCTGTTGGACACGGACATCAAGTTCCGCAACACGGAAAGCCTCGCGAAGATCGTGGACATGGTCCGCGTCTAAGTTCGACGTCTACTGTTCTGGTGGGTGTCGGGGGTGCCAGCCGGGCGGGGTGTGAGTGGTGGGGACCAAGCACATTCCCGCCCGGCTGCCTTTCTTTCTAAGGAACAATTCCATGCTAGTTGTCATGACGAAGGAAGTTCTTGTTGGCGAGCGTGTCCACGCTGTCGGCGAAGCCGTGGAAGTCGCCGAAGACCGGGGCAAGGCCCTGATTGCTGAAGGGGTCGCCCAAGAAGGCGAGTTGGACGCGGAACAAGCGGCGGTGACTTCGAAGGGCCGTAAGGCAAAGAACTAGGCGGACGACCGATGACCGAACCTCTTACACTCGCCGAAGCGAAGTCGCATCTTCGGATCACTCATTCATCCGAAGACGATTACATCACGTCGCTAGTCCAGGCGTCGCGACTGCAAGTCGAACGCGATTCCTGGCGGGCGATTGTAAGGGGTTCGCGAGTCGTCACGCTGGACGATTTCCCGCCCGGAAGCGACGCGATTTACCTGCCATCCCCGCCGCTGGTCAGCGTCGAAAGCGTTGTCTACCTGGACGGCAACGGGGACGAACAATCGGTTGAAGGATTCCGCGTCGATGCGACCCACGAACCGGGATTGATTGTTCCAGCCTACGGGGAGTCATGGCCCGAGACTCGGGCCGGTGTCGGGGCCCTAACGATCACGTTTACCGCAGGCCATGCGGATGGCGAAGTCCCGGAAGACACCCGGCATTTGATCCGGCTGAAGCTGTCGGAACTGTACGAAGGCCGATCCCCTGCGGTGTCCGAACGGCGGACCACGTATGACCGGATGTTGGAACTGATCCGGTTCCGCGACTATCGAATTCGCGGAACGCTTTTGGGGAACGTAACCGATGGCCTGGGCGTGTGAACGAAGCGGGGCCGGGGCGCTGGTCGATCTTGTCACGGTGCAAAAGCTGAAGGCCGATGCCGAGAAGAACAGTTTCGGCGAAGTTCTCCAGGACGACCCCAACCAGTGGGAAGCCCATTGCCAGGAGTGGGCTGAAGTCCAGCTAGTTGGCGGCGACGAAGCCAATCAGCCATCGCAACAAGTCGCGATCCGCCGGTGGGCAATCCGCGTCCGGCTCAACCCGTCGACGTCCGCGATTACTTCGTTGATGCGGGCCGTTCTCCCCGGCGGCGAAGTTCTCAACATCACACGCGCCGGCGACCCGACCCGCGAACGTCGATGGATCGAACTGGAATTGCGGGAATCACCGTAATGGGTCGCGACATCAATCACATTGGGGCTGTCGAAAGGCGGCTGACTGCGTTGTATCGATCCGGTGCCCCGAAGGCCGCAATGTCTGGCCTGAGAGCATACGCCCGCGAGACCGAGAAGGGCATTAAAGACGCTATCCCCGGCCAGTATCGCGACGCTCGCAAGACTACTGGTCGCAAGGTCCGCAAGAACGGCGATGAAATCGTTGCGAAGGTTGGATTGGGTGTCGGAAAGCAGTCTGCGAGCAAGAAGCCCCGCAAACGAAGCGGCGGGGTCGGACTCTCGAAGAACAACATTCATTGGGCTGTCTTTGGCGTATCTGACCGACGAACGAAGTCTGGCAAGTATCGCGGTCGACATGATGGTTTTCTCGCGGGAGTCGTCAAGACCGGCGCTTCGAACGCGGAACTTCGCGCGGCATTGGCAGCCCGCGAGGCGGTCAAAAAAGAACTCGAAAAGGCGATGAAATGAAGGGTGATCTGCGAACGCTGCTGCTGTCTCAATCGTCGATCACCAGCATCGTCGGTGCATCCGGCGTGTTCGTGACGGACGCTAAGCAAGGCGCCCCGCTGCCTTATGTGGTCATCGGCCAAACAGACTCGGACGAGTTCAACACCTTGGACGCTCCAAGTGGGTCGTTCCGCGCGCTGGAGATCGAAATCGAGTCGAAAGGCCGCACTGCCGAGGAAGCTGATCGTCTTTCGGAAACGATCCGAGGATTTCTGAAGGATTACAGCGGAGCGGCCGGGACGCAGGTTATCGACGCCGCGATTGTCGAAGGGCAATTCGAGTCGAAAGAGCGTCCGGTCAACGGCAGCGATCAGAAGACGTTCGTCGTCACGCTGGAACTGACGATCCAGTATCACCCGTCTTAAGGGGCATGCGATGATTGTAAGAAGCAAAGGAACGGTCTTCAAAGCGACTGTCGCGACTGTCTTGACGGCGATTGGGCAGATGCTGTCGCTAGAGTTCTCGGAAGCTGAGAACGAGACGTTCGAATCCGACTTCCTGGACAACACGGAGTCGGGGATTCCCTACAGCAGCACGGGGCGAACCGAAGGCGGCGAACTGTCCTACGAGGGATGGTTTGACCCCGTGTTGGCTGGCCATCAGGCCATTACGGACCTTCTGAAGACGCCCCCTACGGCTGGCGTTGCCTGTCAGGTCGTGTACGCCGATGCGGCCGAAACCGAATGGGACTTCACGGTTGCCGGTGCCTCGCTTGGGGTCGCGGTCGCCCTGAATGAAGGGCTGAAGTTCAAGGGCAAATTCAAGCTCAGCGGTCTGGTCGATTACCCCACGTAAAAGGAATTGAGTCGTGAAGGCGAAACTGATTCGTGAAATGCCGAGGCCGAAAGGGCAGGTGGCCCCGGTTGGGGAAGTGATCGACCATCCGGACGCCTGGAGGCTGGTCAGGATGGGAGTTGCCGAGCCTGCCGACAACGAGTGCCGGGAGAAAGCTGGCATGTCGGCGGAGCAAATGGAGCGGGCGCAAGTCCGCTACGAACGGACCGACCTTGGCATTCATCCGGATGACTTCGCGGCTTACGACTCCGGATGGATGGTCGGTTATGACCACGGTGAAGGCGGCGAGAAGACTCCGCAGCGCGATGCGTTGGGGAACACGTCGAATGTCTGGAAGCCCGGTCCGAAGTGGGGCGAATACGCGGCCCTGTTGGACGCCCGCGAAAACGAACTCCTAGAAGACGACGACGAAGAAGAAGGCGAGTAATCGCGTCGCTGGCGGGCCGGTGCTCAACCAAGGGTCATAACCTTGGATTGCGGGGTTCAACACCCCGGCCAGCTATTGCCAATCCTGTTTCAGTCCCCATGTTGAAGGTATCCCGAATGTCTCTGTTGACCCGTGAAGAACTGCTGTCACCGGCGACCCGTCGCTATGAAGATTTTCAGACCTACGATGGTCGCCAATTCCGCGTTCGCTCTCTGACGGAGCGCGAACGGTCGGAATTCGAAGCTGCGATCCTGGACGGCAATGGTCGCCCGAAACGCGATCGACTGGTCGCCGCGCGACGTCGCCTGATTTGCATGACGCTGGTTGGTCCCGACAACGAACTGCTGTTCAGCCAGTACGATGACAAGGCGATGAATGCGTTGGCCGAACAGGATGGTCGCCTGATGGACGACATCTACGAAGCGGCGGCGACCCATTGCGGGATCAAGAACTCTGACGTGGAAGCCATCGCAAAAAACTCATAGGGAGCCCCCGCCGTCGACTGGCGATGCGGCTGGCTCGCTTGTGGGGGTTCTCCAATGTTGATACCGCTCTCGATGGACTGTCGCCCGCTCAATTTGACGAGTGGGCAGCGTTCGAGCGGCTGGAACCGTCGACACCCGAGCGGCTGCACGCACAGTTGACAGCGATTGGCGGGGCTCTTCTCTATGAGTTGCAGGTCATCAGTTACTACCTCGCGCCGTTTGTGTTGAGTCGTGAGGATGCGGAGAAGTTGAGCCCGCCAAAGGTTCCAGACATGGAGCTTCTCGACCCCGGCCGGCCGGTTGACTCTGTTGCGAGCAAAAAGAAACCAGCCAAGGCAAGTAGGGCAGACCGAGAAGAGTTCGTTTCCCCGGCGATTGCCATGGCGATGATGCGGAGTCAGGTCAGGAGTTCGTAATGTCTGCAATCGGCGATCTGGTTGTGAATCTCGTCGCGAGGACGAAGCAATTCACTTCGCCGATTCGAGACGCTATGGGCAGCCTGTCAGAGTTGTCCGACACGGCATCCGCTCGCCTGTCCGAGATTGCCGCATCGGCAACGAATGTGAGTCTTGCGGCGGGTGTGACCAGCGGGGCCATCTACGGCATTGCGGCTGCAACGCAGGCTGTGGGTGGATCCGCCTCTGTCTTGATGACGCTGGTCAGTCTTTTCGGATTCGTCGCTAAGGCGGCTGGCGGGGTCGCCATTGCAACGGGCGGGATTTCCCTGCTGTTGTCCCGCATCGGTCCACAAGCGACCGTCCTGGACCGTCTGGCGGCGATTCTAGGGCGTGTTGCTACCGGGGCAGCAGTTCTCAGGGTGGGACTCGGGCTTGTTAGCTTCGCAATGCAGAAGCTGGGGCGCGACACGACCCGGATTGATGCTGTCTCCAAATCTCTTGGACAAATTTCAATCGCTGCTGTCGGCGTGCAGGTCGCCTTGCGAGCAGCCTCGCTTGCCGGCCGGGCGTTCGTGACTGTGATAAGTGCCCCGGTTCGAGTCGCTATTGCTACATGGCGAGCGTTCGTTGGGGTTGCTCGCAGTGTGGCGTCTGCCCTGGGGGCTGTTGCCGGAGCCGCTGCAAGAGCCGCTGCCGCAATCGGCTCTACTGCCGCAATGGTCACTGGGGCTATGTCCCCGGCATTGATGATGCTTGCCGGGCCACTGACGGCTGCAAGCGTTGGTCTTGTCGGCATTGGCGGACTCGCTTGGGGCGCGAAGCTCGCGATCCAGGCGGAACAAGCCGAAGTCGCGTTCACGACGATGTTGCGGTCATCGTCGGCAGCGAAGTCGATGCTCGCTGATCTGTCTAAGTTCGCGGCAGACACGCCTTATGAGTCGCCCGAGGTCATCGACGCAGCCAAGCAACTGCTGGCCTATGGGGTGGAAGCCGATCGCATTCAAGGCACGCTGCGGATGCTGGGTGACGTCGCCTCGGGTGTGAGTGCTCCCCTGGGGGATATCGCGTATCTGTTCGGCACTGCGAAGACGCAGGGCCGTCTGTTCGCAATGGATATCAATCAACTGACGAATCGCGGAATCCCGATCATCAAGGCGTTGGCCGCGACGATGGGGGTCGCTCAGAGCAGCGTCAAAGAACTGGTTTCCGAAGGAAAGGTCGGGTTCCCGGAACTACAGGGAGCCTTCAAGTATCTGACCAAAGAGGGTGGCCAGTTCAGCGGCATGATGTCGGCCCAGTCGAAGACCATGGCGGGTCTCTGGTCGGCTTTCAAGGACAATCTCGGAATGACGCTTCGGCAGATTGCCGAACAACTCATGGCGGCGTTTGGCGTCAAGGATTTGATGGCAAATGCTGTCGCTGGACTGGAGTTGGTGAAAGCAGGCGCAATCTCTCTCGGTCCGCATATCTACGAGATCGGCCGAATCGCTCGCGCTGTGTTCGACAATATGTTGCTTCTCGGGCAGACGGTGTTGAGCACGCTGGGGGGCTTGTTCGGATCGTCATCACAGAATTGGTCTGCGAACCTGTTGTACGTGTTGCAGGTTGTTCGGGTTCTTGCCGAGAACATTCCGCTGTTACTCGAAGCGGCATTCCTGTCAGCAGGTCTGTATCTCGTCGCGTTCGGCGAGAGCTTCAAATTCATTTTCACGACCCAGATTCCGGCGCTGCTGAATTGGCTTGCCGGCATGATGACGAAGACGTTCACCGCCATCGTCACATGGAAAATGACGCTGTTCGAGAACCTGTTTCGCGCGATCCGATCGGGCTTTTCGTCGCTATGGGCGTGGATTCAAAGCGGATTTCGGTCGGAACTGAAGGTCGATTGGGGCCACCTGATGAGTGGCTTTAAGGCGGCTGTCGTCGACCAGATGCCGGACATCCCGGAACGAGCGTTGAGCAATCTGGAATTGTCGCTCGCCGAGAGGGCCAATGATGCATGGTCAACACTCAACGACAAGTTCAAGAATATCGAATCGGCGATGCCAAAAACGCCAGATGTTGACGCCCTGGCTTCGCCGATCACGCCGCCAACGACTATCGACGAAGACGGAGAAGAGGAAGGCGGTAAGGAGAAGGCAGCCGGTCCGAACTTCGCGGGTGCTCTAACGCGAGGCAGTCAAGAAGCCATGTCAGCGATTAATCGTGCAATGGCAGGTGGGTCGCCTCAAAAGAAGCTGGAAGAGCAGTCCGTCGCACAGACGAAGCTCCAACAGGAAATGGTGTCTCTTCTCAAGGGGCTTCAAGGCGAAGGCGTTGACTACGGCGGCGAAACTGTCGATTTCGGATGGGCGTAATCAATGAATATTATCGAACGCGAATCCGAAGCGACCGTTGATAATCAGGGTCGCGTTACGCGTCAGCACACGGAAAAGACTTACTTCGAGAGCGACTCGCCAGCCGGTACGGCGGAGATTCTCGACCGGCTTGGATTGCAACCGGGTGACCCTCATGAATATGACCCACTGGTTGGGCTGAAGTCCGTCAAGGTCGTTCAGCTAAAACACCGAAACCCGTACCGCTACGAGATCGTCAAGACGTTCTCGAATACCATTCCTGATCAACAGGACATGGAAACTGACAACCCATTTGACGATGAGCCGGAAGTGTCGTGGGAGGATGGCGAAGCCGAAATCACCATCGACAAGGATCGCGACGGCAAAGCTATTTTGCTACCCACCGGGCGACCGTTCGACCCCGGCGTGAAAATCCTGATACCGGCCGGTCGGTTGGTCATCACTCGAAACGAACGAGTGCTAGACGTTGACCCCGGCCTGAATTATCGGAAGCGAGTCAACGCGAATCCGTGGGCTGGCCGTGCGGCTGAAACGATGATGTTGAAGTCGATCACGAGCAACCGGAAGACTCGCAACCGGATCGTCTATTTCCCGACGACTTATACATTCGAGTGGAATCCCCTGGGGTGGAATGAAGAACTGTTGGCGGCGGACACATACGAGATCGTCGACGACGAGGTTCGCCCGATCCGCGACGGTGACGGCAACCCGATCACCGATCCATTGCCGATCAGTGAGAGCGGTCAGTTGATCCCGCGAGAGAGCCTGCCGGATTCCGCTCACTTCATTCAAGCGAAGAAGTACAAGACGGCAAATTTTGAAGACATGCGGCTCCCGATCTAAGGATGGGCAATGGCGATCACGTATCGCGATCTGGTAATGGAATTCTGCTACACGACCGGAACGGGGCCGTTAACCCTCGCCGGGACGACGAACGGATTTCGCACGGCCATTGCAGCCTGGGGAGCGGGTGACCATGAGTCGCATTGGGTGATTCGTCATCCGGCAAACGGTCAATGGGAAGTCTTCCGGGGGACCGTCAACGGAACGACGTTGACGCGAACGGAAGTGCTCGCGAGTTCCAACGGTGGTTCGCTGGTCGACTTCTCGCCGGGCCGTAAGGAAGTCCGCTGCACGCTGCCCGCGTCCGTGTTTGAGCCGGTCTTGCTCCCCACGGTAGACACGACGGAGATTGTCCGTGATCCAGTAGACGGCACGAAGCGGATGCGTATCGACGTCGGGGCCGTGGCCCCCGCGACAACGCGAGTCGTGACTGTCCCGAATCAGGACGTTGACCTGACGCCAAACACGGGGACATTCCCAGCGTCGACGGCCGCTCTTACTTCGGTCGGTGGACTAACTCCGGCGGCGGATCGGCTGCCCTACTACACCGGGGCCTCGGCCGCTGCTCTCACGCCGATCACGTCCTATGCTCGCACGCTGCTGGACGACAGCGACGCGGCCACGGCCCGCGCGACGCTGGGGG